GGAATTGCAGTACCCGTTGTCGTGTCTGTGCCACTAACGGCACGCTTCAAGCGATTTCTAAATGTGTCTTCTTTCCCTCTAAGACCCATATCATTCGCTTGAAAATACTGTTCTTTAGCTGCCTTTCCTGCGTTCTTAAATCGAGTTGCGGCATCTGTATTACCTGAAGCCTCTGCAACGACTTGTCCTTTTTTGGCAAGCGCAAGTACCTCTTTGATACCTTTATTGAAACCCTCTAAGTTCTTTTCTGTCAACTTGCCAATTTCTTTGACAAGTTCGGTCAGCATTTTGCGTTCTTCGTCGCTATACTGTTCCAAGTCTTTGCTAATGTTTTCTGTGGCAGCGGATAAAATCTTAGCTGCTTTTTCACCATCAACAGTTGTTACAGAAAAAGGACTCGTGGATTCTTTAATCTTTTCTAATTGAGTTTCTTTCCCTGTACCAGAACCAGATGAACTCAATAACTTTTTGATATCTTTTGCTTGACCTATAACCTCATCCAGACGGTCGACAACAGGATCTGGCCCATTATCTGGAGCAGTCTGTAGTCTATCTGATAGTCCTTGTAAGTTACTGGCCATTTCTTAAAAATCCTGTTGGTTCTGTTCTGCTTTTTTCTTCAAATGGGTCATCAACAATCCTATGTAAACTTCCCTTTCCCATGGCATCATATTTTCAAGTTCTGACAGACTATATTTGTGTTCTTGCATTAAAATAAAGTTTGTCTTATAATGATTCATCAAATTATCATGAGAAAGGGTTATTCGAAAAAATTTTCTACACCGTCTATTAATACCGTATTTTCTGTTTCACATTTAACACAAGTATAGTCAATCGTCTTTTCTAGCCTCGGTGAAGTCTGAAAGAACTCAACAATCTTTTCGAATTGCTGGGTCGAAAGACTGTTAATAAACTTTTCTACTTCTTCTGGACCTTCATCCTCTGCGCTGTAGATTTCGTCTTGGTCAAAGATTTTATCAATACATGCTACAACAAGGTCGAATGCTGGAGTTTCATCATCGACCAAAATTTCTGCCTTTGGATATTTCATAATCACGCCGACTGCATCTGATAGCATTATCTTGTTCGTATGATTTTCGGGAAAATCGATTGTCAACGAATTCAAATCTAATGTAGTCTCCGTCTTGTGTCCGCATTCGCCGCAAATCAAAACAAAATCAGTGACGCTACCTATAGACTGGGAGCGCAATTGAATGAAAGCATATTGCAGGTCAAAGAACGGTAAGTCTCTGCCCTGCACTTTTCCGTCAGAGCAAGAGGTCACAATATCTTGCATCGCTTTTATCATCTCTTTAGGCTCATTTGATTCTTGAGCCAAAATAAGTATCTTTTCTTCTTTTACGAGAAAGGGACGAAACTCAATTTCACTTGATAAAGAATGTAACTTTACTCTGAAAGTCGGAGTAGTCATAGTCGGCAACGGCATAATTTAGTCCTTCATTAATTAAACTGGTATTACAAACCATCTTTTATATGTAAATGTTACGGGTAATCTAACAGGCTGTGTATTGCTATTAGACATTTGAATGGGTGCAATCGACCTAGGAAACACATCTTCTATTTCCCATTTGGCAACAACCGCATCTTCATTATTCAGTGCAGTTAGTATCATGCTTCCATAATATTTGTTCGGGAAAGCAATCTCTCTGGTTCTTTTACTGATAATTCCTCGCATCCAATCACCGAAAAAGTCTTTTGCTGCCCATGTCGCGTCAACTAAAAACGTAAATGTAATCGAGTCTCCACCGAAATCGATTGCACTTGCACGTTGTTCATTTAAATTGTTGATTCTAACTGGTCTGGTTCCAAGAAGTATTCCTGGAATCATAGCATCTTCTACGAATAGGGACAGATGATTGGCAGAACGACCGGCGGATGTTACGTGTGTTGCCATTCTTTGCCCGCCCGGCACTCTTTTACCATCATCGCCTTCCAGTTCCGCGGGTGGAATTATTTGAACTTCAAATCTATGCGAACGAGCAAAATCTCTTTTACTCACCTCTGCGCGGAAATTTGCCAAGCTATTGTGTGCTTGTTCCATTAAATCTTGCTCCTAGTATCTCTGAAAACCGATTCTTTAGTTGCACCAACAAACGCTTCAACTGGCAAGAATATCGCTGCCTTCCAATCTGCAGGATTAATTTTCATAAATTGTGACCTCACGTGTGGGGTCAAATAGTGTTTGATACAAGGCTTAATTTCTGGTGCTGTTTGTAAACTGTTTAGAAGATTATATGACAGACGCATTTTGCTAGTCGGTGTAAGTGTTTTGGAATCAGCAAAGTTCATCAATTCACCCAACACTTTTGCTCTTAGTAGGTAAGGTAAATAGTGAACGTTGATTCCGTAGAATCCACCTTTAGCTGGCCCGAATGGCAATACTAATGGAAAAGTATCATAGAAAGGAAGTTGGTCTTTGAACTTCGGATCATAGAAATACATATACATCGCGCCAATCTCTACCTTACTGGTGAGACTGCCGATATCAGATTGCATCACTGTGTTTCCAGAAACTCTTGCGCCAACTAAGCTCTTGACGTTGCGCATATACCATTCAATGGACTTCTGTCCATCACCTGCTTGCGCACGAAGTTTCTGAAAGGCGTTATTTGATGCCATTAACGGCCCTGACCTCTATACTTCTTATAGTTGCGGCGCTTATGCTTGTTCATGGTGCTCAATTTCACACCCTTGCGGCGCGGCGCAAATACTGCCTTTGAATTTCCTGCTGCTTTAGCCATTGTATATTCTCCTTAGTCTATATTTATGCTTTAATTCCGAGTTCTTTCTCAGTTAGAATAAGAAATTCCCAACCATTGTCTTTACAGAATTCGGTTGCATATTTCCATTTTGCTTGATTTACACCCCAAGCAATAACTTCATTGAGAAATTGTTTAGTCTTTCTCTTGGGTATTGTGGGTTCTCTAACGAACTTTGCCGGTTTAATTTCAATCAAGTATTTCTTAATATCACCAGAGTTTTCTTTTACTTTGATATAGAAATCTACAAAGTAACGATGAACTCTATTATCTTTTGGTGACAAATAAGGAATTGCAAGTTCTTCTGAACCCCATTCTAAAATATTAGGATTACTATCGCACCATTTCATGAACTTTAGCTCCCAGCTAGAACGATATATAATTCTATTAGGATCTCCAATATACTTCTTAGGATATTGTATTTTATAAAGACCTTTCATGGTCTCCTTCGTGTATGCCATATAAATAGTCCAAACTAACCTCAATAGGATATTTATTAAAAATGGCAGAGCAGCAAAGAGAGCAGGCAAGCCCAAAGCAGTCCGCTTCTTCTCCTAAATTAGGAAGATTTAATAGAGACCGTTCGGGTATGGTCGATCCATTTGATAAAGCAAACAAAGTATCCCAATCATTTACATATCCCGAAAATTTAAGCAGTGCAGGTAGCGAACATACACATTGGATAGCTTTTTATCCTCTTGTTAGAGAAGGCACTAACGCGGCAACAGCTCTTGGTAATAGAGGCACTATTTTTGAAACGTCTGGACAACAAAGAGTTGATGCGGAACATGCGACCGCAGCTGGTGCAACTCAAGGCGCAAAACTCGCTGCCGAAACCTTAGGTACTGCGGCGATTGCCGGATTGAAGAATATTATGTCCGCTAAAGGTGGTGTGTCAAGTTTCTTTAAATCTGGCGCCTTAGGTTCAGCGGGTGTCAAAGCTGCGCTCGGTTTAGCAGGTGGTGCCGCTGCGGGTGCAGCCCTCAACGGAATAGGCGCAAGAAGATTGATCATGGGATCGAGATCAGTCGTTTTGGGTATTCAAGACAAACTTAGTTACGGGTATTCAGCAAACTATGATGTTGCTGATATGGGCGGCCTTGTTGGTGCCGCTGCGACTGGTAACTTTAGTGGAGAAGCATCACTGGGAGATGTTGCTACAGATGTTGGAGCACTGACAGCCAGAAAACTTGCAAGAGTTGCCGGTGCAATTGGTGGAAATCAGGTTACAAACTTAAAAGAAGCAACATCGAAGACAGTAGAAAATCCATACAAAGAGCAGTTGTTCAAAAATATGGGATTCAGAAAATTTGCTTTCGAATATAAATTTGCACCCAGGTCTTACGAAGAAGGATTAACAGTTTTTGGTAAAGGTGGTATTATCGAGACTTTTGTTCAACATATGCACCCAGAACCCAGCAACGCTGGCTTATTTCTGATTTATCCTTCCGAGTTTTTAATTGTAATCCACCACAACTCCGGTTTAGAAAATACCTGGGTAAGAAGAATATCGAATTGTGCCCTGACAGGAATGAATATTGATTATGGCGCAGATGGGTTCACTACTTTTCAAGGAACTAACGGTATGCCAACAGAAGCTACTATTAGACTCGAATTTACCGAACTTGAAACACTTACAAACAAACGTTCAAAACTGGGATATTAATCATGTCATATTTTAGTAATTTTCCATCCGGCTTACTTAAAATTGGAAATGAATATAAGTATGTCACGGATATTTTCAGACGAGTTTACACGAATACGTTTGCGACACATTATTCAGAATTAGAGACAGTAACTATTCCTGAAGGATACACGGTCGAGCAAGTCAGTGACTTATATTATGGCTCGCCCACATATCACTGGGTTATTATGGTGTTAAATAATATCGTTGATATTAGAGAAGAATGGCCTAAGTCGAATGCAGATTTGACAGAATACTGCAAACTAAAATATGGTGGTCTAGAAGGACTATACGAGGTTCATCACTATGAAAGCGATGATGGTATCACGGTGCAATCTAGTTACACTGAAAATAAAATCGCGATTACAAATATAGAATACGAAGAAAAACTAAATGATGTAAAGAGAGAAGTCAAGATTTTAGAACCAAAGTATCTTAACTCATTCGTAACTAAATTTCAAACATTGATTTCAAGGTAATATAATGGTAGACTCTTTAAGTGATCCTAATTATGAAGGTGATGGAGATCTTTTCTCGAATGAAGAAGACTTCGATGAGAAGGCTTTTGCTGACCTGAATCCTGCGATTCTGCAAAAAGCCGGCGATGTTCTCTTCAATGAGATAATGTTAGTTACTAACGGTGGCATTATTGATATTAGAAATTTTGTGGTTGAAGTCAATATCTATGAAGACATGTTCTCTCCTTGCTTACATGGAAATGTGGTTATTCGCGACACGGAAAACTTGATAGAAAAAGTTCCTTTGATAGGTGACGAAATATTAACTCTGGATATTTCTACACCACAGTTGGCGCAGGCACCTTACGACCCGACAAATAAGATACAAAAATCATTTGCAGTATATGCTATCAAGAATAGATTTTTATCGAACGAAGACAAAGAGCAATTGTATTCGATGCATTTCATTTCGATGGAAGGAATGGCAGATAATGTCACATACTTGTGTCAGAAGTATGAAGGTACAACAGATGAAATAGCAGCAAAAGTTTTCGAGGAATCTTTCAAGGAAATTCCAAGATACTTGAATGATAAAAACACGAAAGCTACTGCACCAAAAACAGACCTTACAATCGGTGATACACCACATACTTCTAAGGTTTCGTTTTTGCCTCCTATGTGGACACCATTTCAGATAATGGGATATCTTTCAAAACGCGCATTAGGAACAAATGTTACCGACGCACCGACATTTCTATTTTACGAAACCACTAAAGGTTTCTACATGTGTTCTATAAACGATTTGATTAGATCGCAGATGGAAGTTGGCTATATTGTGTCCAAATTAAAATATCGCAAGAAATATGAAGACGAACAACTGGGCCCAAATGCAATTCGCTTGGCATATTCTCACGTTGAAAATTTAGAGTTTTTAACAAACATGGATATTCTCAAAGGACAAGACTTGGGGCATTTCGCAAGTTCTCTTTTCACATTAGATGTTGTAACGAAAGAATATATTCCAACCGCATATGACCACGGGTTTTCTTTCCAGAACTATCCTCATTTAGGTAGCTACAAATCTGCGCCAGACCAAGTAGGTCTAGTTAAAGATGACAGCAAGAAATATAACTCTATTTTTCCCGCTACGATAATTCGCTCATCGGATAGTAAAGTTTTTATTGAGACTGTGCATCCCGGTGTTCTAGATAGCTCAG